GCGTCAAGGTTCAAATCGAGAAGACGGCCAACTACCAGTCTATTTCGTGCCAGCCGCCTTCGGGCTCTTACATTTAAGGGAAGGAGGAAAAGACCATGCCAGACATCAGCAACAGCCTTGAATACGGGCGCACCCTTCGGAGGCAGGAAAAGGCCCGAGAAGAAAGCGACCTCTGGGCGGCCATCCTCGCATTGAGCGCAGCCCTCGAGGCCGCAGGCATCGCCGTCCCGGAGATACACACGCAGAAGGCACAAGAGGCCCTACTCCGCGCCGAAGTCATCGACGCCGGAGAACTCCCGGACACCGCACTCGCGGCCATCGCAACGGTAGGAAACGCTCGCCTCTGGGCCCCGGCCATGGGCCAGATATTCAGAAATGAGCCCATCATCGCGGCCGACGGCAGCACCTACATCTGCACACAGCCCCACCTCGCGCAAGCGGGATGGGAGCCCGGTACCGAGGGCGGCCGCACCTTGTTCCGCCTCGTTCGTAGCGAGCCGGAGAGCGGATACCTCGACTTCGCGCGGGGCGAGCACGTCCCATACGGCAGCGTCAGACGCGACCCGACCGACGGAAAGCTCTACACACCCATTCACCCGGAGGGCATCACCCTTTACGAGCCACATTACCCGAACCTCGTCCCGAGCCAGTACACCGAGTACACGGCCCAGACGGAGCCCGAGCAGCCCGGCGGCGCCGAAGAACCGGCAACGTACCCCAAATGGAGCGAGCTCCCGGATAGGCACACCTTCAACGTCGGAGATTATTTCACCGATTACTCGAAGACCTACCACGTCCTACGGCAGTTCAACAAGCAGTCCAACTGGCGACCGCCTGCGCTCCTTAACGACTTTTACGAGGAGGTCACCGCGTAAGCGGCGGCCTCCTTCTTCATTATTGAGAGGAGGAACAGCAGAATGGCAAAGAAGGTCAAAGTATCGGACTTCCTTCGTTACTACGGGCCCCACGCGGCCGTCACCAACGGGAAGGCCAGCAGCAACCCACCGGCAAGCCAATACGGCTATGTAATGGGCGGCAACGGCAGCGTCGCCACAGACGCCTACATCAGAAGCCGGGCCAAGAGCAGCTACGGCGATAATTGGGAGAGCTACTACAACGCCTACCGCAAATGGATAGGGCATCGAGTGTTCGACTGCAATAGCCTCGCGGAGATTTTTTACAAGGAGCAGACCGGCACGAACATCGACACGAAGGCCCGCAGCAATTACGTGAATTGGTGCAGCGAGAAGGACGCCGCCCCGAAGGACGGAACCCTCAAGGGCCTTCCGCAGCTTCCCGGCGTCGCTCTTTTCAGCGGGCCGAGCGCATCCGGCATCACTCACGTCGGTTTTCTCTACAAGAAGACCGGGCCCGGCGACCTCGATTGGCAAGTGCTCGAGGCCAGAGGCAAAGACTACGGCGTCGTAATCACCGACCTCAAGGCGCGTTCTTGGGAATGGTGGGGCGTCATGGATAAGTATTTCGAGTACGACCTCGAAACCGACTGGACGGCCGCCACAGCCCCCACAGCGCCCGCAGAGGCGCCGCAGGCCAGCGGCAAGCCCTATAACGCCAAGTGTACCGGCGGCTCCGTCTACGTCCGCACAGGGCCCGGAAAAGAGCACCCGGCCATCGGCGTCGCCCGCAAGGACGAGGAACTCCTCTCGCTTCCGGCCATCAAAGGTTGGTGTGAGATAGCGACCGTCATCAAGGGCAAACTCGTCCGAGGCTTTATTTCCGCCAAGTACGTCGCCCAGAACGCGACCAACACGGCCGCCACCCGAGCCTACCCCGCCTATTGCAGCGGGCAAGGCGTGAACTTCCGCACCGGCCCGGGAACCGAACACAGCAGCCTCGGGAAACTCGACAAGGGCGCCCCGATTATTGCTATGCCAAAGGAAGCCGGATGGTGCAGAGCGGCCGCCGTGATAGAAGGAGCTATCACCGTCGGCTACGTCTTCGCCACCTACGTCAAGAGCCGATAAGGCAGAAAGGAGGTAGGAATGAGCGATATTGCAATTCTTTCGTCTGTCCTCGGCATTCTGGGAACCGCCTGTGCTATTGCCTTCGGTTACTCGGCGTGGAAACGGAACCATAAGACAGACGACACCAACACCGGCGAGAAGAACGGAACCATCCTCACCGAAATCGGATACATCAAATCCGGCATCGACGACATCAAACGCAAGCAGGAAAAACAGGACGCTCTATACGTCGACGTTGCGACAAAGCTCACCGCCGTCGAGGCGTCCGCAAAGCAGGCCCACAAGCGCATCGACCGCATCGAAGGCCACAGCAACAGAGAGGAGTGAGGGCAAGTGTGAGGACACCTATTCAAGCATGGAAAAGCTGGCGACGAAAGCAAAAGCGCCGGAAGACGGCCCGAGCCAAGGCCAAAGCCAACAGGAAGCCCATGGAGTTCTCCAAAAAGCTGGCGTTCTGGGCGGTTTGCATCGCCACGGCCTCGGTTATCGCCTCCTACGCCCTTTCGGCTTTCACAAGGGAGACGGCCAGCGACGTCACCGTCGCCGTGTTCACAGCCTGCATCGGCTATTTAATCACATACGCCGGCAAAAGCCTCGGCGAGAAAATGAGCAGGAACAAACACGGCCTCGACGCCGACGGGAACCCACAGCATCCGCCCTCCGGCCCATCCGACGAAGCGCCGGAGGAAACACCACCAGACGCCCCCTGCGGGCCATAAAAGGAGGAAATTATGGAGTACAACATCACCCCCATCGTTGAAGCGGTAGCCGTTTTAATCGGCGCCATCATCACCGTTTTCGTCATCCCCTACATCAAGAGCAAGACCACATCCGCGCAGCAGGCCGAAATCAACAAATGGGTCGCCATCGCCGTGGCGGCCGCCGAGCAGATATTCACGGGCAGCAAGCGCGGGCAGGAAAAGAAGGAATACGTTATTGCCTTCTTGGCAGAGCACGGCATCACGCTCGACGAGGCCCGGATTGATGCCCTTATCGAGGCGGCCGTTTACGAGCTGAAAAAAGGGATAATCACTATCGAGCCAATTCAGTAAAGGAGGGCTTGTCATGGCAAAAATGAAGGCCAGCGAACTTGTGACGAAGGTCATCGACGTCGCAAAAAACTACAAAACAGTCTATATGTGGGGCGTCTTCGGCGCCCCCGTCACGGAGGCTGTCATCGCCGGAAAGGTGAAGCAATACCCCTCGTGGTACACCGCTGCAAAGCAGGCGTCCTTCCGGGCTCTTATCGGAAAGGGATACTTTGGATTTGACTGCGTCTGCCTTATAAAGGGCCTTTTGTGGGGATGGGCCGGCGACGGCAAGGCCACCTACGGCGGCGCCAAGTATGCGTCCAACGACGTCCCAGACATCGGCGCGGATACGATGATAAACAGATGCAGCGATGTCACGAACAATTTCAGCAACATCCTGCCCCAAATAAAGCCGTTATGGGATAAATCTGTAAAGTGGAAATGCAGCCCAAGATAATTCTCTGCAAAATCCTCAACATCAATGGCTTGCGGCTTTGATAAAAGACTCGAATCATAATCTCCAATGAGCAGTTCTGCGTGTTCGTCTATTGTTTCGTTGCTTAGAATGGGGATATTGTTCGTGCCGAATTTCAGGCGCAAATCAATCATTGGCCTTTCCCCTTCTTACTGGCAACAAACTCATCGACCATCTTCTTCCAGTCCTCTTCGTCAGCATCCATCTCTTTCATCGTGCGCAAGGCAGACATCACATAGTCACGCTCTACAATATAGTCGGCGAAATCCTGCGGTACAGCTACATTCTTACCCTTGTAAGACTCCGCTGCCTTATTGTACATTTCTTCAGCTTCTTCCGTAGTCATTTCCAGAAACTTCTTGAGCAATTCGAGTCTATCCGCAGTAAAGGCGCAGCGACGATCTTTTTCAACCTCGCTGTAGAACTGCGGAGATACTCCGATAGCTTTCGCAGTCTCCCGAAGTGATTTTCTTCTTGCAGTACGGATGGATTCAATGTACTTTCCGAAACTCATCCCATTTGCACCCATTTATGTTCCTCCTTTCAAGCGGTAGTCAATCAACTGGTTGACGCTATCCAGTATACACGACCGAATTTGCTTTGTCAAGCACTTGGATAACACTTTAACAGTGCGTTAACAAAATTTTCGTCTGCTTTTCACACAAAGAAATAACTGTGCGTTCTCGAAGATTATATTGACTTTCTCGCAAATTTGTGGTAGAATGTGGTGTGATGGGTTATTATGCATGGAGGTAATCACACATGGCAAACATAAGCTATAAAAAACTATGGAAACTTCTTATTGATAAAAACTTAAAGAAGAAAGACTTACAAAAGATGGCAGGCATCAGTTCATCTTCGGTTGCAAAGCTCGGTCGAAACGAGAACGTAAATACCGAGATACTTCAAAAAATATGTATTGCGCTACACTGCGACATCAGTGAAATCATGGAGATGGAAGATGAAACAAATACTTAACGCACGTCGTAATCGCCCATAAGCGATAAAAGCGACAGCCAGATGGGAGAGCCACTTATGGATAGCTTAAAAACGATAGATTTGTTCAGCGGGTGCGGAGGTATGTCTCTGGGTTTTCAAAACGCAGGGTTTGACATTATTGCCGCCTACGACAACTGGATTCCAGCGGTTAATGTTTATCGCATGAACTTTGACCACCCTATATACGAACAAGATTTAATGGACGAGAGGGTTCAGGCAAGAATTAAGGAAATGAAGCCTGACATCATTATCGGAGGCCCCCCTTGCCAAGACTTCTCGTCGGCCGGTCACCGAAATGTAAATCTCGGGCGTGCTATGTTGACTAAGACATTCTGTGAAATTATCACGACTACTTTGCCACAGTATTTTGTAATGGAAAATGTTCCTGTAATTACAAAAACGGAGATTCTGGGAGAAGTTATTGAAAGGTTTAAAAAAGCCGGTTATGGATTGACTTCGACTATTATTGATGCAAGTCTTTGCGGTGTGCCGCAGTTGCGCAAGCGTTATGTGCTAATCGGTTGTCTCGGTGTTGAGGATGATTTTATACAGTCTTATTTAGAAGAGAATTATTCAGACAAACCCATGACGATGCACGATTACTTCGGGGATACTCTTGGAGTTGAATACTACTTCCGTGTGCCAAGAAGCTACAGCCGGCGCGGAGTTTTCAGTATATATGAACCATGTCAAACAATCAGAGGTGTAGACAGACCTATCCCAAGCGGTTACAAAGGGCACCCTTCAGACCCTGTTGAGATAGGTCCCAAAGTGAGAGCGTTAACCGTACTTGAAAGAAGCTACGTTCAGACATTTCCTGAGTCTTTTAAGTTCGAAGGCACAAAGACAAATTTAAATCAGATGATTGGTAACGCCGTTCCAGTAAAACTTGCGGAACACATAGCCCGAGCCATCATCAAGTACGATAACTCTCAAAAGGGGTGATGATATATGAAGGCTGTGGATTTGTTTTGCGGTTGTGGCGGTATGTCGCTGGGATTTGAAAACGCAGGGGTTGAGGTGTTAGCTGCTTATGATAATTGGGCACCGGCAATCAGTATTTACAAAAGTAACTTTAGCCACCCTGTTCACGACTTAGATTTGAATGCAGAAGAAGCGATTGACCACATCAAAGCGTATAAACCGGATATTATTATCGGTGGTCCCCCATGTCAGGACTTCTCAATAGCTGGATACAGAAACATGGGCGAACGCGCAAATCTTACTATTCGCTATGCGGAGATTATCAGCCGACTCAAACCTAAATGGTTTGTAATGGAGAAT